GTCAATTTCCCCCGTGTCCTAACGACAGAGGGGGTGAACGGGGGGAGAGGGATGGTCACCTTCCCGCCCTCCCTTTTTGTGCTATTCTTTGCTCAATGCTGGCATGGCTCAACGGTAGAGCAACCGCCTTGTAAGCGGTAGGTTGATGGTTCGATTCCTTCTGTCAGCACCAGTTCACAAGATAGGAGAACTTATGTCAAAGAAAGCCCGCCATATCCTGAAATACCTGAACGACCCGAACACTTGGGATCGGAATGCCTTTGAAACTGCTGTCCGTGCAGAGGTCGAGGCAAGCACAGGTGCGCTCACGGCGTCCGATGAGATGCTGATTGGGATGCTGACTTTGACGGTTGATTCTTTGCTGACGGCAGAAATCAACATCCGTGAGATGGGACATACCGCGAACTACAACAGCGGTGAAGCCACTGGCCCTTGGTACAAGATTCGGACAGAGATGATCGACAAGGCCACCAAGATTCTTGGTGAACTTGGTCTGGTTGCTCGAGGGCGTCCGAAACTGAAAGCAAAGGCAAGTGAGATTGATGAGCTATTCGCCAACGCATGACGTTATTTGCGGTTCCAATTAAACTCACTGAGGCGCGTGAGTTTGTAGGCAATTTCCATCGTCACAACAAACCTCCCGCAGGCGGCATTTTTGCCGTTGGCGTTAGTGATGGTGAAAAATTATGTGGTGTTGCAATTGTTGGTAGGCCAGTTGCAAGATTTTTGGACAATGGACAAACGTTAGAAGTAACGCGCTGTTGTGTTATTGATGGCGCACCTAAAGGAGTTTGTTCTTTTTTGTACGCAAGATGTTGGCAAGCTGCTAAAGCATTAGGCTGGCAAAAATTGATTACATACACTTTGCAATCAGAAAGTGGCGCATCTATGCGTGGAGTCGGTTGGAAATGTGTTGCCGAACTTAAGCCCAATAGTTCTTCAGGATGGCAAAATCGTCCTGGGAGAGAATGGCAATCTGTTGTTGGGCAATCTAAATTTAGATGGGAAGCCCAATGAGCTATTCGCCAACGCTTAACAAGGCGTTTGAGTACGCCATTGGGGTTGTACGTGGCGACATTCTTGCGTGTGAGGATGTTCGCCTAGCGTGCCAGCGGTTTCTGGACATGGTGGAGCGCAAGGACGCGCCCTATGAATTTGTCCCGGCCAAGGTTGAGCATGTCCTGAAGTTCGTCAGTTTCTGTCGGCATGTCAAAGGGCCGGACGCTGGCAAACGTATTGAACTCCAAGCCTTCCAAATCCTGTTTTTGGCTGGCATCTATGGGTTCCGCGACAAACGCGACACCAGCATTCGTTGGACAACGGATGTCATCCTGTTTGTGCCCCGCAAGTCGGGCAAGACCACCATTGCGTCCATCATTTCCTTGTACGAGTTGCAGTTTGGCGATGCTGGCGCGGAAGTGTTCACCCTGGCGACAAACCGTGAGCAGGCGTCAATTTGCTTTGATTCGTCCAAGGCTATCGTTGAGGGCATGGTTCCTGAACTGCAAGCCAAGTTCCTTGTTTACCGCAGTGAACTGAAGAAAGCTGGCGACAGCACATCCACGTACCGGGCGCTGTCACGGGAAAACCGCAAGACTGGTGACGGCAAGAACCCGTCCTGTGCGATGGTGGATGAAGCCGCCCAGGTGACAGAGCGCACCAACATTGAGGTGCTGCACTCAGGTATGGGTGCCCGCAAGAACCCGTTGCGGATGTACTTGACCACTGCCAGCTTTACAAAGGAAACCAAGTTCTATGAGGACTTATCGCACTTCCGTTCATTACTACGGGGCGCGGCTGCTGACAATTTCCGCTGGTTTGGTCTTTTATATAGCGTTGATCCCGGTGACCATTGGGCTGATCCTGCTGTTTGGGGAAAAGCTAATCCTATGTTGGGCATCTCTGTTACGACAGAGCATATTCAACATATGGCCGAGGAAGCGTCAGCCAAACCGGCGTCTTTGAATGAATTCCTGTGCAAGCAACTGAACATCTATGTCAGCGCCAATTCAGCCTGGATTGACCGCCGATATTGGGATGAGTCCATCAGGCAAAAGCCCGACCAAAAGCCTGAAAGCACGTTCCTTGCATTTGACTTGGCACATACCCGCGACTTGAATGCGGTGTGTACCTTGCATCGCTACACCGAGGAAGATTTCCAGGCGGTGTTCAAGTTCTTCCTGCCAGAAGAATCAATGGACTTGATCCCGAACCACTACAAGCCAATCTTTGCCGAGGCGGTGCGTTCTGGCATTTTGCACCTGACGCCTGGTAATGTAACCGACCTTAACCAGATTGAGTCGTACATCAAGCAGCAGTGCGTTGAACACGAGGTCAAGGCGGTCAACTATGACCCATACAACGCTGCTGCACTGGTGGCGAACCTGTATGCAGAAGGCTTGCCGGTGGTGAAGGTGGGGCAGGGGATGGCTGTGCTGTCAAACCCGTCCAAGGCCACCGAGCAGTTGATTATGAAGAAAGCCATTCACCACGATGGCAATCCTTTTGTTGGTTGGCAACTGGGCAACTGCGAGGTTTACACCGATGTAAATGGAAACGTCAAGGTCAGGAAGAATGAAGCAGACCCATCAGCCAAGGTGGACGGCATCATTGCCCTAATCATGGCAATTCATGGTCATTTGGACAATGTGTTCGTGTCGGAATCGTTTGGTTTTCGTTCAATTGAGTGGTAATATGATGGGAATTGGCTCGTAAAGATGAAAAATTGCTATGTTTACAAGTGGATTCACAAGCCATCTTTGATGTGGTATGTTGGTTCGCGCACGGCAAAAAATGCTCATCTTGACGATGGATACATATGTTCAAGCAAAACAGTTAAGCCATTAATTTTGGCGGCTCCTAACGATTGGCAAAGACAAATTCTTGCAATTGGAGATGCCGAAGAAATGCGGCAGCTTGAGACTGAAATTTTGACTTCTGTTGACGCAAAAAAAGATCAAAGATCGTTAAACAAACACAATCAAGACATGAAGTTTGTTTGCCGAGGACACACAACAGAAACAATAGAAAAAATAAAACAAAATCATGCGTTTGCTGGCAAAAAAAGACCAGAGCAATCGCAAAAATTAAAAGGAAGAATCAAGACAAGCAAAGAGTTGCAAAACATCTCTTTGGCATTAAAAGGTCGCAAATTTTCTGATGAACACTTGCAAAATCTTAAACGAGCAAAGCAAAAAGGTGTGTATAAAACGCCTGCTGGGATTTTTGTAAGTTCTAGGGATGCCGCGATTGCAAACAAATGCACCAAGACAAGTGTTCTTAACTATTGCCACGGATACTTTTCAACAACAAGAAAAAAATGGTATCCTCCAAGCGAAGGCTGGTCTTTTTTGAAAGATTAACATGAAAATTTTGGACATTTTTAAGAAACGTGTTGACGATAATTCGTCGAACAGCATGTTCGGCCAGACTGCTTTGGGCAACAACATTGTTTACCAAGGCACAAATCAGCAGCCCAACGTCAATACGCAGATTCTGTACGTCACAACCGCCAGTTCAACCAATGCTGGTCGGCCTGTGGACATGTCCATGCTGGCACGCAACAGCACGGTTATGTCGTGCGTTGCTGTCAAAGCCCGTGCCCTCGCTCAATTGCCCATCAAAGTCTTTTACGAAGATGAGGACGGCAAAAAGATTGATGCGGTCAAAGACAAGTCGGTTGGTGCCCGCGACAAGGCCAAGGCCAAGCAGGTTGCCCGTTTGCTGAACAACCCCAACAATTTCCAGTCCAAGTACGAGTTCTGGTATCAGTGGTTGATGTGGTACGAACTGGCTGGTGAGTCCTTTACCCTTTGGTGGAGGAAGGATCAAAAGTCCACGACAGAAACGCCGCTGGAAATGTACATTCTGGACTCGACGCTGATTGCTGTGACGATCACGCCGACCCGGTATCCGTCCTACCGTTTGTCAACCCCGAGCTATGGCTTTAACCGTGACGAGCCTCTTGCCGCCCATCAGGTGATGCACTGCAAAGAGATGGCCTGGCAGGGTTCTGCTGGTTTCAACAAAGGCGTGCTGATGGCCGAACTGGTTGGTCTTGACCAAGACATTGACCTGTACGCCAACTACGTCATGCAGAACGGCGCGAAGCCTTCTGGCGTGTTTATGACCGAGCAAGTCATCCCTGACAGCAAATACAAAGAGATTGCTGCCCGACTGAAAGAGGCTTGGAGCAACATGGTCGGTTCCAAGCAATCCGATCCGTCCAAGCCAGGCCAAGGGATGCTGCTTGACCAGGGCATGAAGTACACGCCGCTGGAAATGCTGAAGTTGCAGGACAACGACACGCGAGAACTCAAGCAGCAAACCATGCGCCGCATCTGTGGCCTGTTTGGTGTGCCGCCGCAGATGATTGGCATTCATGACGGCAAGTTCAACAACACACAAACCGCGATGGACGAGTTTTACAAGTCGGCAATTTACCCAACCATTGTGAATGTCCAAGAAAAGTTGAACAGCCACCTGTTTGTCGGCTTCCCCAGCCTGTCCATCGAGTTTGACACCAAGGATTTCCTCAAGGGTGCGCCGCTGGATCAAATGAATTTTGCGACTGCTGGCGTCAAAGGTGGTATTCTCACGCCCAACGAAGCCCGTGCGTATATGGGGCTTGATCCGATGGAAGGCGGCGATGAATTGCGAGATGACAGCAAAGACGCCGAGCAGATTCCCGGCACTTCCCCGCAGGACACTGGTGGCGGTGGTGGAAATCAGACCCGCAAGATGAACATGGGCACCACTTGAAAAATTATGCGTACCGATTCAAAATATCTGGTAGCATTAGCCAAACAGGTTTTACAACCTGATTACGTAAAACACGTACAAAGACAGAATAGCCCTAAAATACAAGACAACGATTTGTCAATTGCAATTGGGGCAATCAATGAAGCAAGTTCAACTGATCTGCGAAGCCAAACTCAACCTGTCCGAAAAGGCCGCAAACGGCGAACCGACAGGCAAGATTGAGGCCCGCATCACCACTTGGGGTGCGCGTGAAGGCGCAGATGGCCGCAAGTTCTTCTACAAGCCTGAAGGTTTCATGGAATGGGCCAAGGAGTTTGCCGCATCTGGCCGACCCCTGCCGATGTTCCTGAATCACAACGCTGACACGATGCCTGTTGGCGAGTGGTACGAAGTTGAGATGGACGATGAAGGCATGAATGCCAAGGGTCGTTTGTTCCTCAACACCACTGCTGGTTCTGACCTCTATCAAGTCATGTGCGAGTCGCCCAACATGTTTGGCGGTGTGAGCGTGGGCGCTTATGCTGATGAATATCAATGGGTCAAGGAAAATGGCGAAGTTTTACCGGCTGGCTCTGCTGACCTTTGGCATGAAGGCTATTTTCAAATCACCAAAGGTGGCCTGCGGGAAACCAGCGTGGTGATGTACCCCAACAACCCCAAGGCGCAAGTCAAAAAGCTGGAGTATTTCCGGCAAGACGGCAGCGCCGACCTCAAAGTTTTGGAAGAAGCACTGCGGGATGCAGGGCTGTCCAAGTCGGAAGCGGTTGCCGCCGCATCCGTGTTCAAGCAGGTGCTGGAACAGCGTGATGCTGTTGAAGTGCCTGTTGAAACTGCGCCGAACCAGAGTGATTCTGATGCGGAGGCAACCGAAGCGGAAATTCTCGCGGCCATTGAGCAGCGTGAACTCCTTAAACTCCTTGAAAGCCGATTGAAAGGTTAATCATGTCGCAAGTCATCATTGAAAAACTCGACGCCATCGAAGCCAAGCAGGCCGAGGCTGTCGCGGCTGTTGAAGCCAAGATCCCCGCCGCCATTGAAGCCGTGAAGGCCGAGTTTGTGGAAAAGGTTGCTGCCCTGGAAGCCAAAGTGGCACAGGTGCAAGCCCCCGCCTTTCACAAAGAAAAAGCCAAGTCGGTTCGCCAGGACGTTAACCGCAACGTTCGTGAGCAACTGAAGGGCATCGCCTCGGGCAAGTCCTCGTTTGAAAAAGAACTGAAGATCTTTGCTGACGAAGCCCAGATGCAAGACTACCTGAAGGAAGCCTCCGCGCTGACCGCTGGTGGTGATGGCAAGGGTGGTCGTACTGCTTACGATCCGGTGTTTGCTGCTCTGCGTCTGTACAACCCGCTGCGCGGCGTTGCCCGCACTGTGGCTACGGATGGTTCGTCGTATCAGTTCCGTGTCAAGACCGGCGATGCTGGCGCTCAGTGGGGCTACAGCATCCAGAACAACGGTTCGGCCACGACTGAAAACACGAGCATCTGGCAAATCGTGCTGAAGGACATCAACGTTCAGTTCCCGATCCGTACTGCGGCTCTGGACGACATTGATGGCCTGGAAGCCAACGTGGTTGACGATATGCTGGCTGAATTCGCCCAGAAGGAAGCCCTGTCGATGATCCAGAACAACGACCAGACTGGTACGGGTTCGGACACGGCTACTGGTGGTGCTGATGGCCTGCGCGGCCTGGATCAGTACGGCGGCGCTAACGCCACCTACACTGGTGGCAAGGTCAGCACGGCTGCTTTCGGCTCGTCGGGCACTGGTTCTTCCAGCGGTCTGCACAGCCTGGCCACATACGACCAGTTGACCACCAATGCCAACACTGTCGGTGCCGCCAACGTCACCTACAAGGACTTGGTGAACTTCATCTACAGCCTGCCGCAGCAGTATTGGACTGAATCGGCTGTGCTGATGGTGAACAACGTGTTCATGGCTCAAATCCGTGGTCTGACCGACAACAACGGCACCCCGGTGTTTGAGCGTATGAACCCGCTGCAAACCAACGGCATCGTGGGCACTGTGCTGGGCTTCCCGGTGGTGGTTAACAGCTACCTCGACACCCCCAGCCAGACCACGACTGGCTCCGCTGGCACCAACAGCCTGTACCCGGCCTACTTTGGCGACTTCTCGCGGTTCTACACGATCATTGATCGCCTGAACATGCTGGTTCGTCGCTACGACCAGACTGCCCCTGGTTTCATCACCTTCTACGGTGAAAAACGTCTGGGCACCTCGGTGCGCGATCCGTTCGCTGGCGTCCGTTATCGCTCGACTGGCACCGCCACCTGAGCGTAAAGAAAGGGGAGGGGGAAACCTCTCCCCTTTTTTGGATTCACTGTTTTAGGAACCGCCATGACCATTACCGAAAAAATCCTTGCTGGCATCAAAGAAGCCTATGAACAGGGCAGCAAAGTCACCATCGACCTGAAGGAAGCATCTGCCATCACTGGCTCTGGCTCTGGTGTGGGTGGTCGCGTTCTGTTTGATGATGCGTTCGCCACACTGCGTTACGCCAATCCTTTCCGTCAAGCCGCACGAATCATTCCCGTGTCTGGCAGTGACGCGCAGTTCGTTGCCAAGACTGGTAACGCAACTTACCAAACAAATCCTTGGGGCTATCCGGTGCAGAACAACACCGGCACCCCGAACACCGACACAAGCATTTGGCAATTGCCTGTGCGTGCGATCACGGCTCAATTGCCTATCCGCACTGCTGTGATGTCGGATGTGAACGGCCTACAAGCCGCGATTGTTGATGACCTGGCGCTGGAATTCGGCCAACAGGAAGCCGCCTCGATGGCGATCAACAACGACCAGTCTGGTTCGACCACAACGGCCACTGGCGCGACTTCTGGCTTGCGTGGTCTTGCCATGTACACAAGTGCCTCGACTGCCGCTTATGGCACCTCTGGCACAGCCATCACAAGCGGCATTCACACGCTGGCAACTGTGGCCCAGGCTGGCGGCACAATTGCGTACAACGACATTGTGAACGTGGTCAATGCCTTCCCCAGCCAATACTGGAGCCTGCCCGGTAATGCTTGGCATGTGTCGCCTGCAATGATCCAATCGTTGCGCCAACTGAAGGACACGCAAGGTCTGCCGCTGTTCCTTGAGGTGGGTGACGAGGATGGTGGCGCTGTGGCTCGTATGTTTGGCTTCCCTGTGGTGCCGAACCCGTACCTGTCCTCGTCTTTCCCGATTTACCTTGCCAACTGGCCGCGATTCCTGACAATCGGTGACAATGAAGAAATGAGCATCCAAGTCTTTGAACAGACTGCTCCTGGCTTCTTGACCATCTATGCGGAAAAGCGTGTGGTTAGCACTGTGCGCGACCCGTTTGCTGGTGCCCGTCTGTCTGCGTAAGGGGTAGGTAATGTCATCTACAGATTTGATTGCTGGCTTCCCGTTTGGGGCGCAAACGCGCAATCCATTCAATTACGTCAAGGTTGAGGAAATCGACCGTGATGTGGTCACGCCTTGGCTGACGTTGAATGAGATTACCCAGCACATCAACTTGTACGAGGACGAGAGCCAAGATGAATACCTCAAGAGCCTTGAACTTGCCGTCCGTATGGCAATCGAGGACTACATTGGGATGTCCATCTTCCCCATCACTTACCGAGTCTGGTATGGTGCGGAAAGCCTCGTGGCAAGCCCTGTCAGCCTTGACTTGCCCGAGGTCAGCCAGAATCAATACCCAACTCAATCGGGTGTCACCATCAACTCGGTGAGGTTCTGGAGCAATGCATCGCCTCCGGTGCTGACCACAATTTCCTCAACGCAGTATTACTACGATGCGTCTGGCAACAAGGTTGTGGTTAACAGCATCCCGACTGACATCAACAGCGCGATGACGGCTCCGATTGTGGTGGAATACTCCACCGCGCCCAATCCTTTGCAGACGTATCCGGTCATCAAGCAAGCAGCCCTGCTCCTGTACACTCATCTGTACAACAACCGGGCCAATGCGACCGAAACGAAGCTCAAGGACATTCCGTTTGGTGTGACCACGTTGCTCCGCAAGTACAAACCGCTGGTGATGTAATGGCAATTACCCGCTACGAGAACATTACTGTCAACAACCTGACTTTCTCCAAGTCAAGTTTTGGCGAAGGTGAAACTACTGAAACCAAGTGGTTTGGCACTCGTGCGTTGGTGGGTGATGTTGCGAACAATGTGAAGATTGCAGACAAGTATCGTCTGTATCAGGACTTGGTGAATTTCACCTTGAACTACACGCCGAACATGAAGCAGATTGTTGACCACCAACAGTCGTATTCAATCACTTGGCGCGGCAATTCTTGGCGTATCACGGATGTGCGCGAGTCCAATGACCGGATGCGCGTGACATTCATGTGTTACCGTTCTGACCCTGTTACGGCGGTTTAAATGGCACAGCAAAACAACGTTGTACAGTATGGCAAGGCGATTCAGTATCAACTGAGTCAAATTGTCAATCCTGTGCCGGTTTACGCCTCGTTCAACCGCAATTTTGCCAATGAACCGAAGTTCGTTGTGTGGCAGTTGCGGAACGTTCACCAGCCGGTCTACACGGGCACAAACAAAACCGTAAAAGGTATTGACCGACCTGTTTTCCAAATGTCAATCTTTACGCAAAAGATTGAAGATGGTTTCACAATCGCCAATACAATTTTGGATCAGCTACACGGTTACAGCGGGCAATTTGGTTCGTTGGCTGATGGGTTTTATCTCACAAAAGCTGATGTGATGTGGCTTTACAATAGCTACAACAACGAAGAAAATATGGCGCAAATCTATTTGGATTGCACCTTGGACATTTCAGCGTAAAGACAAGACATTTGTTCAACTTCTTGAAGGAAACGCAAAATGGCTCTGCCTAACAAAGTCTTGCCTGGTTTCAGTGCTGCCCTCTACTGCCAACCCGGCGCTAATCCGACCCCTTTGACGACTGCTCAACTGGCCCTGGTTGCCAGCGTGTCGCCCATTGCCGTGTCGGCCAACCAACTGCCTGTTGAGGCGATCCCTGCGTTTGGCATGGACGATGCGATGGCAAACTATGCCGTGGCTGGTTCGCGTCAATCGGACAAGATTCCCACGCAATCGGCCCCGACAAGCCTGACGATCACGGCTGCTTGGAACCCCAGCGACACCAACTTGCTGCTGGTGCGTGCTGATGCCTACAGCGGCACTGTGGATCGCACTTACGTGGTTTCGGCCACCGATGGCACAAACATTGTTTACTACGCCTTCAATGGCCGTGTGGGCAACTTCCAAATCGACTCGCAGCCTGGTGCTGAAGCCAAGGCGGTGTTTACCATTCACCCCCGTGGCAATCAGTACGGCTGGTCAAACAACGCTTAAGGAGCAATCATGTCGATCCCGAGCAAAGTCCTTCCCGGCTTTTCCGCAAGCATGTGGATGCAATCGGCTGCTACGCCGAGCGCATTCACGACAGCAAACCTGTCGGTGTGGGCATCGCAAGTGCAGACCATTGTTGGCACCGCTGCCAACGGCACAGGCGCTGCTGGCGTGCAAATTCCCGCCGAGGCCATCCCGGCTTTCGGTATGGATGATGCAATGGCGAACTATGCTGTTGCCGGTTCGCGCCAGTCGGACAAGATTCCGACCCAATCTGCGCCGACCAGCCTGACCATCACCGCCGCCTGGAACCCCAGCGATGCCGCGCTGCTGCAAATCCGCGCTGACGCCTACAACGGCACGGTTGACCGCACGTTCGTGGTTGCCGCTGTTGATGGCACCAACACGGTTGCATATGCGTTCAACGGTCGCGTTGGCAACTTCCAGATTGATGCCCAGCCCGGTGCGGAAGCCAAAGCTGTGTTTACAATCCATCCCCGAGGCAACCAGTACGGCTGGTCGAACAACTAATGAAAGCCAAGGACGCTATCAAGTTGATCGTGGAGACTATGGGCGACATTGAAGTTGTTGCCCGCAGTCTCCCCGTGGATGCTGCTGAACTTGCGGCGTTTAAGGCTACGCCTGACACCGCTGAGTATGTTGCCCTGCAACTCTTGCAAAAGTACAACCCGGCCCCTCTGACAGAGGAATGACATGACAGTAACAGTAAAAGACAGCACAGACCTTCTAGCGTTTCTGGTGGGCCAGGCCGATTCCTCAAAGAATTGGTTTGGCTTCACTCAACAGCGCATCACGGCGATTGTTTTGGCTCATGACATCGCCCGCAGCCATGCGGATAAAATGACGCCTGAGCAAGTGGTGGAATACGCCATTGAACTCAATCAGACAATTTACAACAGGATCATCAAGAAATGACAAGATTTGGCTCTGCCTTTGGCGAGGCATATGTAAAAGCCGCCGACACTATCCGCACCAAGACCTTTGAACTTGGTGGCTTCACCTTCAAAGTGAGGATTCCTTTGCAAAAGGAATTGGATGAGATTGAGGCGCGTATTGCCAACATCGACCAAGACGAAGCGCAACGCCGCTACGAAAAGATGACGGCTCCCTTCAAGGACATGCAAAACTCCGATGCGTTGACCATCACGGAGGATGATGTCATTTTTGATGGGCGCTCCACTCGGGATCTGGTCAAGACCGTCCTGACGATGGAACAACGAATTGTTGAATACATCAAGCTGCTCGTTCCTGTGAATGGGGATTGGGAAGGCTTGACGTATGAAGAAGTTGAAGCTGAGTGGCCGATGCCTGTGCAATTGGAAATGATTTCCAAGATCACAGAGGCCATCCAGCCTGGGTACAAGGAAAGCCGAAAAAACTAATTCAGGACATTCGCCAGCAGGCTCGGGCGTACATTTACGCTCATGGCGGGTGTCCTGATGATGTCCCGGCTGATGACATGCGAAACATTGAGATCATGCTGTCTGACGGCATGATTGGGCCAAAGGCAATCCTCTTGGCTTTGAGTTCCTTGACCACAGGGAACCTGAACAGCAAAATACAAAAGTCGGCACGGCCCTTCACAATGAAGGATGTCTTGCCGTCAACGCATGAATACATCTCGCCGCCGCCTACTGAGGAACAGTTGCGACAACAAGTGAATGACAGACTTTTGTCTTTCATGATGTTGGCCCCAGGATCGGAGGCTTTCTTGAAAGCATGAAATGGTCATCATTGAGGTCAAGGGGTTGGAGGAACTTGAAGCGAAGCTGCTTGAGTTGGCCGACCTGTCTGACCCCAAGAAGGCCACAAATGCTGTTCTTGTAAAGGCGGCAAAAAACGCAATGGAGCCTGTGTTGCAGCAGGTCATTGCTACGGCTCCGGTGGGTGACAAGCCCCGTGACGCCAAGAACCCGTTTCACATGCGGGACACTGCAAAACTCGTTGCCAGACGGCCTACCTCTGGCGACTACAAATCCACCTTTGTTAGCCAAACAGACGTTGCCATTGCGGTTGTGTCTGTCAAGAAATCTGCTGTCTCATTGGCGCAGGAATTTGGCACATCCAAGATTGCTGGCAAGCCATTTTTGCGCCGCGCATTGGAGCAAAACAAGGATCAGGTCATCAGCCTATTCAAGACTGATTTTGAAGATTATCTGCGAGAATTCTGGGGCAAAGTCTCGCGCAGGAGAAAGTAAATGGCAAGCCAAAACGCAGCCCGATTGGGCATTGTTCTCGCGGTTGATAGTGCGGAACTGAAAACCAAAATTTCGGAAGCAGAAGCCGCATTTGATGGCTTGGCTAAGTCTGCTCAATCGGCCACAAAACGAGCCGCTAAAGACCTGCAAGACCTGATTTATCAGACTGCCGATTACGGCAAGACGCTGACAAAGGTTGAATTGATTGAGCGCCAGATTGCTGCTGGTCGCTACAAGAATGCCGACAAGAGCATGATTGATGCTCTGCGTTTGCAAGCCAAAGCATATGACGATGTTGCCAAGGCGCAAAAGAACGTCACCGATGGCATGACGCAACAACAGAAGATGGCGCTGACCTATCAGACCACCGATTTGTTTACGCAGATTGCATCCGGCCAAAACCCCATGATCGCGTTGATTCAGCAAGGCGGTCAGTTGAAGGATTCAATGGGTGGCCTGGGCAACATGTTTAGGGTGCTGGGCACGTTTGTGACGCCCGTCAATGTGGCTATGGGCGCATTTGCTACAGCGCTAGGCGCGGTGGCTATTGCCGCATATCAAGCAGACAAAGAACTGGACAAATTTAAAGACACAATGGCTTTGACCGGCAACTACACAAAGTTGTCGTATGACCAATTTAATGATCTAGCTACGGTTCTAGGCGACCGTATGGGTGTTGGCACTGGGAAAGCCAAAGATGCCATCATGGCGTTGGTTGCCACAGGCCAATACACTGACAAAACCATCAGTGCTATGTCGCAAGCCGTCTTGAATTATTCCAAGATTGCTGGCGTTGATGCTGCCACAGCCGCGCAGAAATTGGCTGGCGGTTTGAATGGCACAGCATCTGGTGCTGCATCGCTCAACAAGGAAATGAATTTCCTTACGCTTGAGCAATACAAGCAAATTGCGGCTCTTGAGCGTGCTGGCAAAACGCAAGATGCTATTCAGATTGCCACTGTTGCACTCAATACTAAATTGCAACAGCAAGCGCGTGACCTTGGTGTGCTTGAAGGTGCTTGGAATAAAGTCACCAAAGCAATGTCGGACTATTGGGACAAGTTTAAGAATCTCATTGCAGGCCCATCTCAAAGCGAAACTCTTGCATCCCTTGATAAGCAAATTGCCGATATTGAAGAAAAACTCAAAGGCAGTGCTGCTGATGAGGATACTGCTTTTGCGCGTGGCTGGCGCAAAATCTTGCAAACCCTTAAGGACTCCAAAGAAAACATTTTGGAGATTCAGCGGTTGCAAAATCGTTCGGCCACTGCAAAAAGTGTTGCCGGTCAAAAAGAAGCCATCAACAATTTCATTGCGGCTGGCGACATTGCAAAAGGCGTGCAGCTACAAAACGAGTACAACAAACTTGTTGCCGCCAACAAAATTGAAGCCGCCAAGCAGGGCGCAAGTGAAATACAAGCAATTGAACTTGATGCAGAAAAACGCAAGGCTGATGTGTTGCGCGACATGGCTCAAAAAAATGAAGCCGAGCGCGGTGTGTTTGCGGCACAAAACAAGAAGATTGCTGACCAGCAAATTATTGCTATTGAAATTGATACGCAAAACAAATTGCGTGCAATCCGTGATCGTAATCGTATTGCTGAATACAACGAATACATCCGAACGCAAGAAGAAATTAGTGCTGCCGAGGTCGCAGAGGATCAGCGACGAGCAGCAATTCGTACTTCAGCACAAAACGAAACCAAGTCTCTTGAAAATGCAAAAGAAATGGTTGAATTGCAGAACCGCCTGATTTACATGAAAGAAAAGGATCAAAAACTTGCGGAAGTGTCTTTGAAGTACGAACAAAAACGGCGTGAAATTGTTGGTCAAGCCGACGAAGAATTCTTGAAAACACAACTGGACAAACAGCAAGCCATTGAAAACTTCAACATTGAATTGCAAGACAAAACGTTGAAGTCGCAACAAGTGTTTAACAATGTGTATTCCGCAATGGGCAATGCCATTGACAACTTTGTAAAGGGCGGCAAAACTAAATTCAAAGATTTTGCACAAAGCATTATTCGTGACATGCTTGCTATGCAAATGAAGGCTCAAGCATTGCAGATCATGCGCTACGCCTTCAACTTTTTTACTGGGCCAAGTATGGGGCCATCGCCTAGTGGTGGTGGCGCACTTGATGCCTCGTTCAACCAATATCTTGCGCCAAGGGCAAATGGTGGCCCGGTCTATGATGGCACGCCTTACATGGTTGGGGAGCGTGGCCCTGAGTTGTTTGTTCCTAACGGAAGCGGAACCATCATTCCCAACAATGCTCTGGAGAATGTCGGTAGCAGCACTGTGAACAACTATTTCAACATCAGCGCGATTGATTCCAAGTCGTTTGAGGAACGCCTGATGAGTAGCCCGAACGCTGTGTGGGCGGCTAACAAGTATGGCGAGAAAATCCTTGCCACCACCTACGGGAGAACGTGATGTCTTTTCAAACTGTGTTCAATATTCAACAGTCAATGATGGTTAACAACCGCAGGGTTGTTGGTCAGCAAGTGAGCCGTTCTGGTTTTGTTCGTGTGGCGCAATACCTCACCGCAGTGCCCTGGGTGTTTAGCGTCACGCCTCATGCATATCTGCCCTACCAAACCAGCCGCGACATCATCCAGACAATTGACAACCTTGATCGGCAAAACCCCGAGGTCATCAATTTCAACAACAGCAATTTGTCTTGGTTCATTGCTTACCAGGGTGGTGCTGCGTCTACGCCGACCGGCATCACGTTGGCGGCTCAACCTGCGGCCAACTCGCAAACATTGTCTTTGACTGGCATTCCCACGGCTACTGGCGACATTTTCAAGGCTGGCGACTTCATTTGCATCAACGGCTACACCTACAAAATCACGGCAAACGTTGCCTACACAGGTGCAACCGCTACGGTGTCTATCCATCGTCCCATCATTGGCACGCCGATTGCAGGAACTGCCGTGGCTTGCGGTGTGGATTGCACATTCAATGTGTTGGCAGAAGCCTGCCCAACATATACACTTGTGCCTGCACCTGGCGGCGCATTCGTTCAGTGGGACGGCCCGTTTGTGTTTCGAGAGGACATCACATGAGTACGACAATGGCTGCGTTGAGCAGCAATTCAATCAATCACGCTGAATTTGTCCGGTTGACCACATCAACTGCGACATACACGTTTTGCAACGCTGCAAGCCCTATCACGGTCAATGGTGTTGATTACACCAATCTTGGCAGTCTGCTCAACATTTCCGAGGTTAAGCGCGACCTCAAAGCCACTAGCACTGACCTGTCTGTGTCATTGACTGGTGTTGATGGTACAAGCATTTCTTTGGTTCTTGCCGCCAACATCAAAGGCTCAAGAATTGAGGTGTGGCGCGGGTTTCTGGATGGCAACAATCAGATCATCACCACCCCGACACAGCAATTCTTTAAACGTTACACCGGCATTGTTTCCAACTATTCCATCACTGAAGATTGGAATGAGCAGGCCCGCACTCGCGTTGCTACGGTTGGATTGTCGTGTTCATCGTTTCGCACAATTCTTGAGAACCGAACTGGTGGCGTGCGAACAACCCCGAAAATTTGGCAGGCATATTACCCAGGCGACCTGAGCATGTCTCGCGTTCCGGTGATTGCCAATGCTTACTTTGATTTTGGAGCGCCGCCGCCCAAGGGAAGCCAAGCAGTAACTGATGCCCCTTCACAAGACAATGTTTCAGCAGGAGCAAACGATTGATTCGCCTTGCAACAAGATACGACATTCCAAGATTGCTTGAGATTGTTCAAGCGTATGCGTTTGAAAATCCAATCAAGACGTTGGGCCAAGAAACAAATCACTTCCCTCGATTTGTGGAAGAACTTTTGTTTGGCATCATTGCTGGCCGTGGCTTTATCCTAATTGACAAGCACATGCACGGCGCATTGATTGCCATCAGACAAGGCAACATTTGGTCGCCCAAAGTTCAGGAGTTGCATGAACTTCTTTGGTGGGTTGAGCCAGAGTATAGAAATGGCACAATTGGTGGGCGGTTGTGGAAAGAATTTGACAGGATTGGCAGTGAGATGCTGGCTCGTGGTGACATCCAAATGATTGCCACCTCCACATCGTCCACTGGCCCATTGATTGACTACCGAAAGCGCGGCTACAAGCCTGTGTCGGTGACATTTGTGAAGGAATAAAAATGGTCGGAACACTAATTGCGACACAATTAGCTCTTACAGGGTTTACATATTACGCGACAGCATTTGCTGTTAACTATGTTGTTTCGGCAATTATTACTAGCACATTCGCCCCGAGCAAATCGCAGAAAACAGATAACGGCGTCCGTCAACAAATTCCACCTTCTTCAACCAACAGCATTCCTGTTGTGTATGGCACTGCCTACACGGGAGGTCAGTTTGTTGATGCCGTCATGACTACAGACAATCAGACTTTGTACTATGTCATGACGATTTCGCACATCAGCCCCAACGGTCAATTTACCTTTGATCGCACTGATATGTATTGGGGCGATCGCAAAATGACGTTTGATGGCACTGACCAAACTCGTGTGGTCAGCTTGACAGACGGTTCTGGGAATGTGGACACAAAGATTGATGGCAATCTGTTCATGTACTTTTACACCTCCACAGAAGCGGGTGTTATTACTAGCGCAAATGGCGCTGGTTTGCCTAGCAGCGTGATGGGTGGCGTGGACATTGATGCTAGTTTGCGTTGGCCTGCCAGTGGACGGCAAATGAATGGTTTGGCTTTTGTCATCATCAAGCTAATTTATAGCCGTGAAGATGATGCAACTGGCATTCAAAACATTACGTACAAGGTCAAACATGCGCTCAATGGTCAAACTGTTGCATTGCCTGGTGATGTTTGGTATGACTACTTGACCAATCAAGTTTATGGTTGCGCGATGGACACATCGTTGGTTGATTCAGCATCTGCAACTGCGCTGAACACATACTCCAACGAAACCATTTCCTACCAATTCAACGGCACCACATACACGCAGCCACGTTATCGCATCAATGGCGTAATTGATACGGGTCAAAGTTGCTTGAACAACATCAATCAGATCATGACTGCGTGCGATTCTTGGAATCAGTACGATGAAGTCAATGGCAAATGGAGTGTCATTGCTAACAGGCCAGAAACAGTTGCGTATGCGTTTACTGATGATGTCATTATTGGCGAGATTCGCGTCAGTGCTTTTGACATCACTAGCAGCATCAATCAGATTGAAGCTGAATTCCCTGATGGCACCAACCGCGACAAATCCAATTATGTGTATTCCGAAACACCATCTGGATTGTTGTACGCAAACGAGCCGACCAATAAAACAAGTTTGTCTTTTTCGTTGGTCAATGACAGTGTGCAAGCACAATACCTTGCCAATCGTTTGCTTGAGCAAGCCCGCGAGGATTTGATTGTCAGCTTTAAGTCTGCTTACCCTGGCATTCAAGTTGAAGCTGGCGATGTGGTGTCCGTGACCAACTCCAACTATGGCTGGGATGCAAAGCCATTCCGTGTCATGCGTGTCACTGAGTTCTGTATGCCTGACGGCACTCTTGGCGCGTCCTTTGAGTTGAACGAATACAACTCCCAGGTCTATGACGATCAAGACATTACCAAGTACACGGCGGCAGGCAACAGCAATTTGCCCGACCCAAGCTATTTTGGCCCGGTTCCTGCCCCTGTGGTGATTGCTCAGTATCCCAGCATCCCGACACCGACAATCACAATCCAGCCTTACATGGGTGCGGCTAACTTTGTGTTGTATGCCGAGGTGTGGTATTCGGCCTTTAGCAGCCCCACAGCAAGTCAGTTGTACTTTGGAGGGGTGACGGCTACGCCTAGCAACGGAACGCCCTATACAACCGGCCAGACGCTGCCCACCGTGACTTTCTCGCCGCCGCCTGGTAGTTGGTATTTCTTCACCAAGTTGGTTAATGGGTTGGCAAGCAGTCAGTTCTCTGCGCCATCCACTGTTTTGAATTGGACTCCAACCACAATCCAATTTCAAAATCGGTATTTGTCGGTGGCATATGCAACTAGTTCTTCTGGCGCAGGATTCAGCCTTACATCTTCTGGCAAAACATATTATGGTGTTTGCAATACAACATCAGCGAATCCTGTCACTGATCCATCGTTGTACACATGGCTCCCGGCTGGCCTGACATTTGGTTCGTCAGACTTTGTATTGTTCTGCAATCGAACCAGCCGACGATTCAGTTTTGATGTTGGTGGGGCGGCATATGCTGGCGTGAGTGCCACATTTGTTCCAACAGATACGGCCAAGTTTGACACATCTATTTGGTCAGCATTGGAGACAGGCAATAACATCATTGACCTTGACCAGCGCACAGGTCAGTTGACCAAGATTGGCACGACATCTGTCAGCAGTGCTGATGGCTTGTTGAGTGTGACCAACAACACAAATGGCTCCATGGTTGTGTCGTTGGAAAAGTTCCTCAATTTTGGCGCTGGTGTTTACAGCAAGACGGTTAACGTATCAACGCTGACAATTGACGTTTATGGGCGCGTGGTTGGCTACACGCAGCCAGATGGCTTCTATTTCACCGAATCGGTGTTCTCTGCTACCGGAGGACAAACGTCTTTTTCGGTGACTCACACTGTCGGCAATGTGCTGGTGTTCCGTGATGGCGTGTTGCTGTCCACTGATGACTACACAGAAACAGCCTCAACGGTGGTCATGAACAATGCATGTACTGCTGGCGAGATTGTTGTTGTGTTGAATTTCCGCGCAGTCAGCACAGATGCGTACTACGAGAACTTGCGCTCGGAAGTGGTGACTGTCGGGGCTAGTTCTGTTGTGGTCAATCAAATGCCATATCAGTTGGTCAATGCTGGTGACAAGATCACATTCACAAATAGTGGTACGCCAACACAATACACGGTTAGCACGGTGAATTCGTCAACCAAGACGATTACATTCACCACAACCATTTCTGGCGTGACTGCTGGCAATAGCTTGTATCGTTATCGTGCTGCTGGTTCCGCATATGCGCCATTCAGCCGCGCAGAAATTGATGTGACTGGCGCGACAACAATTACGCCAACTGCTTTTTCTGTAGCGAACGGGTTTGAAATGCTGTTTGCCAACGGAACTGCTTTTAGCGAAGTTGACTACGATGTGTCCGGTACTGAAATCACCGGATTCCCATCTGCGTTGACGGGCAAATTCATCTTCATTCAGTTTGCCGAAAACAACTATGGCGTGCCATGTAGCAACATTACTAACACTGTTGCTTACTCGGTCAATGGCGCATTGTCATATTCGTTTGCCAACAATCCGCTTGCGTTCTCGCTCTATGCCAATGGAGCATTGCTTGCAAAAGGTTCGTCGTATGACTACACGGCCAATAGTGCTGGGTACACTTTGACGAGTGCCATCAACAACAATTACACTCTGCTCAACAACCAAACATATGCCCGTGACGGCGCGGCATAAGGAAAAGCCATGACACAAGCATACAATCTTTCCCAGCTTGCCAACAACCTTGACTCATCTGGGCGCCTTGACGCATCCGATGGTCTGGTGAATGCTGTTCCAATTGCCAATGGCGGCACTGGCGCAACAACTGCGGCTGGTGCAGCGTCTGCCCTTCAGGCTGAAATTGGCAAGCTGATGTACCCGGTAGGCTCTATCTACATCAATGCGACCAGTAGCACCAACCCGGCAACATTGCTTGGCTTTGGCACCTGGGTCGCGTTTGGCGCTGGTCGAGTGCCGGTCAGCTACAACGCTGGCGATCCTTCTTTCAATACCGCAGAAGGTACAGGCGGTTCCAAAGATGCAATTGTTGTCAGCCACAGCCATACTGCATCCACTCTTGGCAACCAAACCGGCATCACTGCCACGACCCCAATTGGTTCTGGCAACGGCAGCGAAACTCGTCATTCACAACGTACATTGGCGTCAGGGTATGCTGCTACAGGCGGTATTGTTACGATTACTGACCCTGGTCACGACCACACAACCAATATCAGCACAACTGGTTCGTCTGGCACCAATGCCAACCTGCCGCCCTACATCGTTGTCTATATGTGGAAACGCACTGCTTGATGTAGAATAAAAACACAACATAAGACAGTTCGTGCCCCGCAGTGAGTGGGGAAACGTCACCACCTGAGAACAGGGAACTGTTATGGCCATATTTTCTAAAAATTCACTTGCACAAGTGAGTGGGTTTGACAACCCGATTCTTGCTGGCGAACTTGTTTGGGATCAGCAAACTTACTGGAATCTGACCTTTACGGATGCCGTTGGTTTGCCCGTCAACCTGACTGGCGCAACGATTGACGCACAGATTGTTCGCCGCAATGTCACCAACATTGTTGACACGCGCAATGGTCTAACGTTTGACATTGCTGACTACACGCCGACCCCATCTGCTATTCCTCTGACCGTGACCAACATTGTCGCGGCGGCTGGCACTTGCACTTTGGTGATTGATGCTGGAGCTTGGTCGCTGATGTCCATTGATCCCGGCCTTGAAATCAATGCCGCCAATTGCGTTGGTTACTCAGGGCGTGTCAAAGTGTCATTCCCCGCTGTTGGCTCTACCCCGGCAGATGACATGGTGATTTTCTTGCTGTTCCTTGTCCGTTCTGATGGGGTGGTGGTGCTATGAGTACGGTCAAAGTCACGGTTATTGACGGCAACAACGTCAACCTTCAGGTTGTCCCACAACCTCGGATTGAAGCACGTATTGATCGTGGTGTTGTTGGCGCAACAGGCGCTACTGGCCCAACTGGCCCAACGGGCAGTATTGGCTTGACAGGCCCAACTGGGCCTACAGGGTATCAAGGTATTGATGGGCGCACTGGCCCAACCGGGCCGACAGGTTCTGTTGGCCCAACCGGCCCTGCAAGCGGCCCTACTGGCCCAACAGGCGCAATCGGCCCAACTGGGCCTACGGGTGCCGCCTCAACAATTGCTGGCCCCACAGGCCCAACTGGTGCCACTGGTGCCGCTTCTACTGTGGCAGGCCCAACCGGGCCTACTGGCGCAACTGGCTTGACAGGTGCAACGGGTGCTACTGGCCCAACAGGGTCTACGGGCGCTATTGGTTCAGTTGGCCCCACCGGCCCTACAGGCAGCACAGGCGCTACAGGTGCCGCTGGGCCTACCGGCCCAACAGGAAGTACTGGTGCAACTGGCGCTGTCGGCCCGACTGGGCCAACAGGCTCTACTGGCGCTGCTGGCCCTACCGGCCCAACAGGCTCTACAGGCGCAACTGGTCTGACAGGCCCGACCGGCCCGACAGGTTCTACTGGGGCAACTGGCGCTGTTGGCCCGACCGGCCCTACCGGCTCAACTGGTGCAACAGGCAATACCGGCCCGACCGGCCCGACCGGAGCCACTGGCGCAACCGGCTCCGGTGGCGCACTTGGTAATTTTGGGGCGTTTTACGACATCACTGACCAAACAGGCGCGGTGACTGAACAAGTTGTTGCTATTGCCAGCACAACTAGTTCACAAGGCGTTAGTTTGACTGGCGTGGGGCGTATTGTTATTGCCAACCCTGGCACATACAAGCTGACCTATTCCCTTCAACTGCAAAACACAGATAACACAATCCATTACGCCGACATTTGGCTTAAGTACAACGGCACGAATTACCCGGACAGCAATACACGTTTTTATGTTCCTGCTCGTAAGAGTTCAACGGAATATGGGTTTGCTGTGGCAACGGTGGATTTCATTGGAACATCTACACTTGCCAATGACTATGTGGAATTGTTTTGGGTAACAGACAGCACGCTAGTGACGATTGAAACGTTGCCTGCGGCTGGTACTGTCCCGCGCACGCCTGGTGTGATTGTTAACGTTTCGCAAGTCATGTATACCCAGCTTGGCCCGACTGGCCCGACTGGTGCGGCATCTACTATTGCTGGCCCGACCGGGCCTACAGGTGCAACTGGTACTGCGGGGGCTGCTGGCCCGACAGGCCCAACAGGATCAACGGGCGCAACTGGCCTGACAGGCCCGACAGGCCCAACAGGGTCAACTGGCGCAGCTGGCTTGACAGGCCCAACCGGCCCTACAGGTTCTACTGGGCCTACTGTTTACCCTTCTGCTGGAATTGCAGTTTCAACTGGATCGGCATGGGGCACTTCTTTAACGGCTCCAAGTGGTTCAATTGTTGGAACAACAGACACTCAAACGCTTACCAATAAGACCTTCACTGGTTTTACTGAAACCGTTTTCACCATCACGGATGGCGCATCTGTTGACATCAACCCCGCTAACGGTACGATTCAGGTGTGGACACTTGGTGCTAATCGTACGCCTACCGCAACAAGTTTTGCGGCTGGGCAAAGCGTTACACTTTTGATTGCTGATGGTACGGCATTTGCCGTGACATGGACAACTATTGGCGTGGTGTGGACTGGCGGTTCGGCTCCTACACTGCCGACAACTGGTTATGGTGTCATTGAGTTGTGGAAGGTTGGCACAACCGTATATGGCGCATACGTTGGGGCTGTTGCATGATCCTAAGTAAAGCACTTCGCGCAGCGGCAGGTAACACGAGTCCGGCTGCGCCTACCGACCCGCAGTTCAACTACGTGTCCATGCTGCTGCACGGTGACGGCACCAACGGCGCGCAGAACAATACGTTCATTGACAGCAGCACCAACAACTTCACCATCACGCGCAACGGCAACACCACGCAGGGGTCGCTGTCGCCGTATGGGAACCTGTGGTCGAATTGGTTTGGTGGCAGTGGCTCGGACTGGCTAAATGTTGGTGGCGGCATGCCGTCCGGTCAGGGCACGGAATTCACGCTTGAATTTTGGGTGTATGCAACAACAGCAAAAGAGCACGCATTTACCCAAGGAACAACCGCTGGTACTTTAGATTTTTCCGTTAACCTTTCCGGCGCTGTATATGTTGCCGACACAGGCGTTGTTACGATTGCCACGTCAGCAAATAACGCATTTCCATACAGGTCTTGGGTTCACATTGCATTGACTCGGACGGCTGGAAATCTTTACACAATCTATATCAACGGCGTTTCTGTTGGGACGGGAACAAACAGTACAAGCATGACGGCCAATACGACTATTGGCAAACACCGAGGGTCAACCTCCCGTTATTTTCAAGGGTACATGTCAAACTGGCGGGTGACCAATACGCTTGTTTACACATCCAACTTCACACCCCCGACCGCACCGCTGACGGCCATCAGTGGCACCAGCCTGCTAACCTGCCAAAGCAATCGGTTCATCGACAACAGCGCCAACAACTTCACCATCACCCGCAACGGTGATGTGCGAGTGACCAAGGAAGCGCCGTTCCTGCCGACTGCCGCGTACAGCACCAGCGTGATTGGGGGCAGTGGGTATTTTGATGGGACGGGCGACTACCTATCTACGTCTTCTGTAACTTTTGCTGGCGATTTTACTGTTGAAGGCTGGGTGTACATTAACAATCTTTCCTCAAACAGAATAATGGTCCAAATTGGCGATGATTCAACCGCTACTGGCCCGGCATTCTATGTTACAAGTACCGGCAAATTTAACGTTTATGCTTCGAGCACTATTATATCCGGTGTTGCAAACATTGTAACAAATACGTGGTATCATTTGGCGGTTTGTCGTTCAGGGTCAACAGTTAAAAGTTACGTGAACGGCGTGCTTGATGTGACAACTACCAATACAGCAACATTTACTGGGCTAGTTAGGGTAGGTGCAGAATGGTTTGGTGGTGCGGTAGTTAGTTCGAGCATGATGAATGGTTACATAAGCAACCTGCGACTTGTGGCGGGCACCGCCGTTTACACGACCAACTTCACGCCACCAACTGCCCCGCTAACTGCCATCACCAACACGCAGCTACTGCTCAACTTCACCAACGCTGGCATCTTTGACAACGCTGCCGAGAACGATCTTGAAACGGTCGGCAACGCGCAGATCAGCACCAGCGTGAAGAAGTACGGCACCGGGTCGATGTCCTTTAATGGATCGGCTAGCACCTACTTACTGACGAACAGTGGCCCGCAGGTTGAGTTTGGAAGCGGAAATTTCACGATTGAGATGTGGGTTAATTTCACTACAGCCCCGTCAAACACAGTTGAGTATCAGCTTTGGCATCCAGTAAATCACGCATCTGGACAAAAACGTCTCTCAATCCTCATTTATGCAAATACCATAGGGATTGGGTATTTCGGAACAAACGTGGCTTTAACAAGCGCTTTATCGTGGACAACAGGCCAGTGGTATTACCTTGCATTTGTGAGAAATGGGAGCACCTGGACGATCTATCGTGATGGCACAAGCGTGGCATCTGGGACGAACACAAGCACGTTAGATGTGGCATCCGGGTATTACACTGGACCAAGGATTAACGGCTACATCGACGACCTGCGGATCACCAAGGGCGTTGCCCGCTACACCGCCAATTTCACGCCGCCGACAGCGGCCTTCCCGGATCAATAAGGACACACCATGCTTGTTGCAAAAGTAGTAGATGGACAAGTGCTCGACATCGCGGACTACACGGCGATGTTCCCGGACACGAGCTTTGCGCCCAGCGGCCCCAACCCGTCGTTCATGCAGGAAAACGACCTCATGCCGGTGTCGGTATGGGTTCCGTATGACCAAGCGACCGAGAAGCTAGTGGCAACCACGCCGTACATCCAAGACGGCATGGTCTACACAGTCAAGGCCGAGCCGCTGACCCCCGAAGAACTCCAGCAGCGCACTGAGGCGCAGGCGGCAGAGGTACGCAAACAGCGTGACGTGCTGCTTTACCAGTGCGACTGGACTCAGTTGCCTGATGCCCCTGTGGACAGCGCTGTCTGGGCCGTGTATCGTCAGGAACTGCGCGATGTGACCCAGCAGGCAGGCTTCCCGTGGGAAGTGGTCTGGCCCAAGGAGCCTGGCTACATCGACCCCGATCCGTTCGTTGTCAGCGACAGCGTAAGTGAACCCACCAATATTTAAAAAAACAGGACAAGACATGAAAATTGCAGTCTATGCAATCAGCAAGAATGAGCAACAGTTTGTGCAACGCTTTTGTGAGTCCGCAAAAGATGCCGATCTGATTTTGATTGCTGACACTGGCTCAACAGACAAGACAGCCAAACTGGCACATGAAGCTGGTGCATTTGTCTATGACATTTGCATCAAACCCTGGCGGTTTGACAAAGCCCGTGATGCGGCTCTTGCGCTCATCCCTGGCGACTTTGATGTGTGCATTTCGCTTGACCTTGATGAAGTGCTTGAGCCTGGCTGGCGCGAGGAAATTGAGCGCCTTTGGAAAGATGACACGACCCGTCTGCGATACAAATTTGACTGGGGTTGTGGCATCAGTTTCTACTACGAAAAAATTCACCACCGGCACGGCTATCACTGGCACCACCCGGTGCATGAGTACCCCCGCGCTGATGCAAGGATCACCGAGGTCTATGCTCACACGGACATGTTGCTGGTCAGCCATCATCCTGATCCGACAAAGAGCCGTGGACAATACATGCCGCTGCTTGAGTTGGCGGTCAAGGAAGACCCGCATTGCCCGCGCAACGCTTTTTACCATGCGCGAGAATTGACGTTTTACAGCCGCTGGCAAGAAGCCATTGAGGCGCTGACAAAGTATCTGGCAATGCCCGAGGCAACCTGGCAGAACGAGCGATGCTATGCCATGCGCCTTTTGTCCAAGTGCCACGATGAACTTGGGAATAGTTGGGAGGCAATCAAATGGGCGCGGCTGGCCGTTGCAGAGGCACCAGGCACCCGTGAGCCGTGGGTTGAACTGTCCATGATTTGCTATCGTTTAAGCATGTGGGCAGAGGGTTATGCTGCGGCGAAAAGTGCACTTGCAATCAAAGACAAGGCGCTGGTTTACACAATGGATCCTTCTGTTTGGACTGAGAAGCCTTGGGATTTGGCGAGTATTTGCGCCTGGAATCTTGGACTCAAAGATGAGGCTACCCAGTTGTGCCGTGAGGCATTAAAATTTGCCCCGGACAATTCTCGTCTGATTGCCAACCTTGAGTTCATGAGCCATGGAACCGAATGAAATTGACCCCGTAAAGTATGGCGTGCTGTGGGAGCGCGTTCAAAACATGGACAAAAAAATGGACAAGATGGAAGGCCAGATTCAGGAACTTCTTGAACTTGCCAACAAGTCCAAAGGTGGGTTTTGGATGGGAATGACAATTGCCTCTGGTGTTGGAGGCGTTGTCAGTTGGGTAATAAGCCACATGAAATCATGAAAGACTGGCTGCTTGGATTCATCTATGCGGCCATTGCTTTTTTGATCGTCCTGTTTACTTGCAGGCAACTTGTTTTATGGTGGGCATATGGTTGAACTACTTGGCGGCGGTGTCCTTGGCGGCTTGATTGGTGGCATCTTCCGGCTGGCTCCGGAGGTGTTGAAGTTTTTTGATAAGAAGAACGAGCGCCAGCATGAACTCGCCATGTTTGACAAGCAATGCGATCTTGAAAAAGTGCGCGGTCAACAGAAGCTGGCCGAGATTGGCGCTGCTCGGGATGCTGCTCTTGATGTCGGTGTCATGGACGCATTCAATGCCGCCATAACGCAACAAACCGAGATGACCAAGGCCGCAGGTGGGTGGGCGGCAAAACTGTCTGCCAGCGTGCGTCCTGTGGTCACGTATTGGATTTTGGTGATCTGGTCGTTTGCAAACATCTGGTTCGCCTGGAATGCATGGGCAAATGGTCTGCCGCCAACCGAGGTGTTCAAAATCATGATGTCGCCCGACTTTTCTGCGTTGCTGTCGGGCACCATTAACTATTGGTTTCTCGACCGCACTTTGAAGCAACGTGGGCTATGAACCTCACAATTGCCGCCGAACTGTGCAAACGGTTTGAGGGCTTTAGGTCAAAGCCCTATCTGTGCCCTGCTGGCATTGCGACGATTGGCTACGGGTCAACCTATTACGCCGATGGCCGCAAGGTGACGTTACAAGACGCCTGGGTCAGTGAGCAGCAAGCATACGATCTATTGATGCACGAACTCAAACACACTTATTTGCCAGGTGTGTTGAGGTTGTGCCCTGTGCTTGCGAATGATGAGCGCCGTTGCAATGCGATTGTTGATTTTGCTTTTAATACCGGTGTTGGGCGATTGCAAACCAGCACGTTGCGCCGAAAAATCAATGCTCAGGATTGGGATGGCGCAAAAGAAGAATTGATGAAATGGACACGGGGAGGAGGCAAAGTCCTCCCCGGTCTGGTTAAGCGCCGACAGGCAGAAGTCAGCCTTCTTTGACAAACACGCCAGATGGCATCATTGTCCCTTTGCGGTCTTTGATTTCCTCATATGCTGCCTCAAGGCATTTGACCAAATCAATGTCCTGCAAGGCGCAATAGTTGATGAGGCAAACCATCACATCGCCAACCCCGTCAACAACGCCTGCGCGGTCATTCTTGGCGGTTGCATCTGCTAGTTCGCCCATCTCGCTGAACGCTTTGAGCAACTGGGCTGTCGGCGTGCTGTTGGGGATGATGCGCCGAGCCTCTGCCCAGCGAATCACTTGCATTTCAATGTCTGCATAGCTCATTTGACAGTGGACTCCACAGTCACGCCCTGGTTGAGCATTTCAATGAGTTTTTCCTGGCTGGCAACTTCAACGTTCATGTGCTTTTCAGCAATGTACGCAACAGCAATCGTGCGGTTGATTGCCTTGACCAAGTGTTTGTTGCCCTGGAATTCAATGAGATAGATTCGGCTTTGTGCCATGGTGTTTCCTTAAGAAATGCGGAGAATTTCAACGGCATTGCCGCTGATGGAAGTGGTGCTGGAACCAGGCCCCCAAAGGTTGTGAGCCGTCCCAGAAATTGCGCCTCGATATTGCTTGGCCGTTTTTCCTTCAGGCGCAACAAACGTCAACACATCACCGACTTGCATTGTCCTAAGCTGTTCAATGTAGCCGGTGTCTTTGAAATTGTTGAGTATGCGTTTGCATGCCTTGGGTTTTGCTATTTCAAGCCCCCCCCACTTGTCACCATTGTGGTCAATGATGGCGTATTGGCAACCCAGCACATCAAGCAATTTGATGGCATTTTGTAGTGTCTTGTCTTTGATGCTCATTTGATTTGCAACCTGTCTTTGCGAACAATTTTTGCACCGGCAATAGGCTGACCGGCAAGAATGGCGTTTTTGATCTTGGTCTTGGATGGCTCTGGTGGCTTGGGGTCAACGCACAGTTCCGGCGGGAACTTTGCGCCTTCCTCAATCACAACAGATTCATCCCGATCAACATACAGCTTGACCACAAAAGAACCGTCTGCGGCTTTGATTTCGTTGATACCAGCCGTTTTCATGTTCTCGGCAAGGTAAGTCCTCAATCGTTCCGCTTTGCGCTCATACGTGGTTTGTAGAGCCTTGATGCGTTTGATGGCATCTTTGGCTTGGTCAGCATCAGATTCACAGTTCAGGACATAGGCCGCAACCTGCGCGGCCTTGTTGCCCAGCATGACCCGGAACTGTTCAAACTCGGGCAGAGCCTCACCAGTTTCCGGGTCAAACAATGAATCAAGCTGCTCACGGAAGTCGTTTGCAAGTTGATACAGGGAAGTCATCAGAAGTCATCCGATTGCATTTCGCCAAGGCCACCCATGCTGGAAGTGCCAGCGGCCATCGCATACTCAGGCGAGGTTTTGATTGCTTCCTTGAGTTTGTCATGGAAGTTCTCAAACACCGCCCAGTCTGGCTGGTCAAGGTCAAACACAACAACCTCGTGATAAGGCGTAGGCTTGGCATTCTTGAGCGCGGCAGGCAGAGGGGTCAGGGACGCCACATTCGTGTACGTCTTGCCATTGTTCTCACTGTGTGTGACGTTAACCATGCACCACACGTTGAGCAACTTGGTGATGTCAAAGCCCTTGGCTTCTTCATCAGTAAACGCACGACCCCGCCACGATTCCAAATCCTTGCGGAGATTGGATTTTTCGTTGAGGTACAGCGTATAGGACTTGCTGATGGTCATGGGCTTGCCCTCAACCTCAAGGGGGGCGCCCTGCTCGTCCTCGCCAAACAACTCCCACCCGATGCGAATCTTGTGGAGTGTTTTGTCGCCATGCTGACTACGGACAAGCTGCGTCCCCAAGTCAATAAGGCTGTAGCAACGTCCCATATGGACGCCTTGCGGGACTTTTTTGTAGTCGCCGCCGCCAGAATCAGATGCAATAAATCCCATTTCAATCTCCAAGAAAACAACCATTAAACAGGCTGGTTGAACGCCTTTTTCACTTCTGTAAGTTTCATGTAGCAATCAAGCATGATTTGCTCAACTGCTTTGTCCTGCGTGTTGCAGATGATGGCCGCAAGTAGGCTTTCCAAGAACGGCACATCGTTAGCATGTTCCCGCACGTAATTGCGAACGTCTGCAACGTCAGTCATTTGATGAAAGCCGGTGTGGATTGAATCGGTTGTAGCGGTTTGACCCAGCTACCGGACGGAGGTGTCCAGCCAGTGTAGCGATGCCAGGTAGCCTGGACATCTGCGCCAGAGCGCCATTTGTAGTCGGGATGGCCGACTGGGATCAGCGGAAGGGTGGTTTTCATGTCATATCCTGTGTTGTGGAGGCTCCATCATACATGATATGATCTGGCTTTCAACACAACAGAGCAAAAAAATGCAACAGAAAAAGACAGTAAAAACCCTAGTGTGGCGCGATGGGACGCCCAAAAGCCAGGGCAACGCTTTTGATTGGAAGAACTGGACGCCGCAGACTTTTGACCATCAATGGCTCAACAGCCTCAAGCACAGTCAGAACGCTGCCAAGGGCGCGGCCAAGGTCAACTTGACCATCGGGTCAAAAAAGTGATACAGTGATTTTGAACCCCGGCTAGGTCTGGCTGATCCCCAGGCCGAAAAGAGATACCGCCCCTCCTGCCGTTGGTTTCTTCAGGGCGGCACAATTTGGGCGCGACATGAAGATCAAAAACTGGTCTAAATTTCAGCATTTCAAGGATCGCAGACCTCCTTGGATCAAGCTGTACAGAGAACTTCTGGATGACATGGAATGGCATCAACTTGATCCACTTGCCAGCAAAGTGCTGGTCATGTGCTGGTTGATCGCAAGTGAAGCTGATGGAGTCATTCCTGACATCAAAACCTTGGCTTTTCGGCTAAGGATGTCAGAAAAGCAAACTTCTGATTGCGTTTCCAAGCTGTCACATTGGCTGGAACATGATGATATCAACGTGATATCAGAGCGATATCAAAGTGATGCACCAGAGACAGAGAGAGAGACAGAGACAGAGACAGAGAAGAAGGCAACTGGCGTTGCCCGCCCCCCTGATGTTGACCAACAAATTTGGGAAGATTGGAAGCAACTCAGGAAAGCCAAAAAAGCACCCGTGACGCAGACCGTGGTCAACGCTGCGTTTCGGGAAGCCAAGAAGGCCGATATGTCCATCAACGAATTTCTTGCCATTTGGTGTTCGCGTGGATCGCAAGGACTCCAAGCCGATTGGATCAAGCCTGTTGAACGAGCAACCTTTGCTCAACGTGCTGCCGACATTGCCCGGTCAACTGTTCCTGGCCCCAAAGAACCTGACCCTGTTTTGGTTAAGATAGAAAACGACCGCAAGCTGGCGGCTCCCATGCCTGACCACATCCGTCAACAAATTCAATCCGTCCTGAAAAAAGTATGACCCGCACAGAAGTTATCCAAAAGCTGTTGATGCATGGCCCGCTGACCCGCAAGCAAATCCGCGAAGTCACTGGTTACACAGAGTTGCAGATCAAGTACGTGATGCGTTCTCTTGCCGCCGAAGAAAAAATTGTTAGCAAAGATCGTTTGTGGTATCGTTGCATAAATGGAAACATCATTGACGGACAGACAGATTCTTGAGCGTGCCGAGGCTAGGGTTTTGTACAGGACATGGCTGTGGACAAAGCAAAAAGTGCTGACGCCTGAGCGCATCGAGATGATTGAAAAAAGATATGGCCCTGGAAGTGTTGGACGCATCAGGGCTTATATGGTATTGATGCAACAAGAAAAATTGTTGTAGAATGATTGCAACAGCTACCTTTAGCGGGGGAAAAGACGACTCATCACCGTCCTGCTGTTATCTTTCAATGATGACTTCCACCAATGATGAGGTGCGACATGCTTACACAGCAAATATTGCTTAATGAACTGGAATATAAAGACGGATGTCTTTATTGGAAAACCAGCAGAAAAGGCACAAAAGCAGGTGCAATGGCAGGATCAAAAACAAAAGCAGGCTATTTGCATTTCCAATTAAATTACAAATACATGCTTGTGCATAGAGCAATATTTTTAATGCATTATGGATATTTGCCAAAAATTGTTGACCATATTGATGGGAATCCACAAAATAACAAAATTGAAAATTTAAGAGAAGCAAATGCTTCGCAAAATTCCTTTAATCGAAAATATACAAACAGTGCAAGCGGTTACAAAGGAATTACCTGGAGCAAACAAGATAAAAGATGGGTGCCGCAAATATCAAAATACGGGAAAAAAATTTATTTAGGAAAATACAAAAATCTTGAAGATGCAATAAAAATTTATCATCAAGCAGTTAATATGCATCATGGCGATTATAAATATACGGAAAAAACGGAAAAATAAATTGAAATACAACAGCATGAAATTCACTCGCGGCCCTGCGTTGCTCAAGATTGAACGCATCCTCGAGGTGCTGGGTGATGGGATGAACAAACACCAAGTTGCAGAGGCAATTGCTGTTGACCCGCACACTGCCAGTCGCTACCTGCAATACTTGTTGGACAACAACCGTGTCCACATCGCACGATATGACCGTGTGGGCGCGAATTGGTATCCGGTGAAGGTCTATGTGGCGGGGCAGGGCGAAAACGCCCCAAAACCCGCGCCAATGAGCAAAAACGAACGTTATGCTCGTGCATGGGAGCGCACCAAAGCCGATCCTGAAAAATACTTGGACTACTTGGCCGCAAAGCGCCGCAGGCAATTCAAGCCCCGGCCCGATATTGCTTCTGCTTGGATGATGTGATGCAAGGCGACCTCTGGGAACTTCCAACGGGCGAACAAGCCCTTGAAATCAACCGCACGGATGATGCGTTGCATCTGTCGGTCATCAATCCAATTTGGCCGTTTCCTGCGCCGCCAATCTGGGTCAAAAAAAGCAAGTGTCGGCGCGTGCCGAACCGTTACAACCAAGAATATGTTGAGGACGGAAAGTGGTAAATCATGTGGTTAATCAGCCAAGCCTTAATGAACTCGCTTTGTTTGCCGGAGCAGGGGGAGGAATCCTTGGCGGCAAATTGCTCGGATGGCGAACAGTCTGCGCCGTTGAATGGGAACCTTACGCAGCTTGCGTACTTGCCGCCAGACAAAATGACGGGATTCTCCCGCCTTTCCCGATTTGGGATGACGTTCAAACCTTTGACGGAAAGCCGTGGAGAGGAATTGTTGACGTTGTATCTGGAGGATTTCCGTGCCAAGACATCTCAGCCGCAGGAAAAGGAGATGGACTTGACGGAGAACGAAGCGGAATGTGGAGAGAAATGGCAAGGATCATTTGCGAAGTACGACCAAGATTCGTCTTTGTGGAGAACTCACCAATGCTCGTTTCTCGGGGACTTGGAACCGTTCTCGGAGATTTGGCCGAGATGGGGTTTGATGCGAGATGGGGAGTGTTGGGAGCAAACGCTGTCGGAGCCTCTCATAAACGCGAACGAATCTGGATTGTTGCCAACTCCATTAGCAGACGATTGGAAAGGCGGGACAGTAACTGTTCACAGCAAAACAGGACGAGAAAGAACAGACCAACTAAGGCACTGGTGCAAAATCAAATTTGGCCTGACGTATCCGATCCCAGAACATTCGGAAGCAATGATGGGTTATCCAGCAGGGTGGACAGACTTAAAGCCATTGGGAATGGACAAGTCCCATTGTGTGCCGCAACCGCTTGGAAGCTGTTGAATGCGTAGAGCCGCACGCACTGACGCCAATCAAAAGCAAATCGTTCAGGCGCTGCGAAACGCTGGGGCATTTGTGTGGGTGATTGGCCGTCCAGTGGATTTGCTGGTCGGCTACAAAACCAAGACCTTGCTGATGGAAGTCAAAACCACGCGCAAAAGCAAGTTGACCGCATTGCAAGAAGATTTTTTTGCCAACTGGCCTGCCCCATCACTTGTCCGGGTCAACAGCCCGGAAGATGCCCTGAAAGCCATTCATGAAGATTGACGTACAACGTTCTGGCCAGCAGAACAAGATGTTCCACAGCATCTTGGGGCAAATCGCAAAGCAAGCAACCCATTTGGGAAGCCGCTGGACAACAGATGACTGGAAACGTCTGCACCTCTACAACTGGCGCAGGGAGCGCGGCGAGAAACCGAGCCAGGTTGTTCCCGCGCTGGATGGCGAAGGGATTGTTCAGTTGGGCTTGCAAAGCCACAAGCTGACCAAGGAAGAAGCTATTGAGTTCACCGAATACTTGATGGCCTGGTGTGCCCAAAACGGAGTGACCATTGAAATATCCGAAACACCAATACATCCGCAGCAAGGAATTGCTTACCAACGCCCGCCATATCCCATGCCAACATTGCGGCGCAGATGACGGCACTGTGGTTGCGGCTCACAGCAACCAATCCATTCATGGCAAAGGTCGTGGCATCAAAGCCGATGACAACCGCATTGCATCGCTCTGTTACAAATGCCATTTTTTACTTGACCAGGGCAAAGGGTTTTCTAAACAAGAGCGAATAAATCTATGGCAGAATGCCCATGAACGCACAGTTCAATGCCTGGTGGAGCAGGGACTGTGGCCGATCAACATTCCACTGCCGGACAAGACATGACAGAACCTCAAGAACCTAAAGAACCTCCCTGCCCTGACCAGCAATACACCGAGTGGATTGAGGCGCGACTGTGGCAACATTTTTGCCCTGTTGAAAAAACCTACATTGATGTGCAGGGTGAGTGCAACTGGTGCGGCAAAAAGGGGGAAGAATGAGCGACCTTGAGAAAGCAGCACGCATGGCGCTGGAGGCGTTGAAGCAGATTGACAAGGCCATGCCATTCCCCGTGGCTAAGTTTGCTCAAGCCGCCCTGCGCCAAGCGCTGGAGCAGCCAGCACAGCAGAAGCCGGTTGGGTATGTGTATTCGGTTCACGGTGAGCGCATAAAGAACGCTTGCATCGAGTCGGATGTGCCGAATGGCACGCCCCTCTACATACTCCCACAACGCAAGCCGTGGGTGGGACTGACATGGGATGACATGCCCGATTGCTCATGTGACGATCCTGCTTTTTTGGCTGGCGCTCAATGGGCTAATAGTAAGCTGAAGGAAAAAAACGCATGACCCGCGATGACACTATTCGCATGGCACTGGAAGCTGGGATTCCAGCGGCAAAGTACCCCTCGCTGATTTCTGATTCCGACTGGAAAGCACTTGAACGCTTTTTCCATGCCGCCTATGCCGCTGGAGCCGCTGCTGAACGTGAGGCTTGCGCTCAAGTATGCGATGACCGAGACATGGGCGACTGTAACCGCGAAGATATGGAGGCGCGTGCTTGCGCCGCCGCCATCAGAGAAAGGAACCAGGCATGAATCAAGAAGACATCATCTGCATAGCGCGGGAAGTTGGAATTGATCCTGAAAGCGATACGCTCTGCAACTATGACGGTTGGGTGGACACCCTTGTAGATTTCGCCGCCCTTGTCGCTGCTGCCGAGCGCAAAGCCATGATGCAGCTTTTCACCGACCCCGAGAACCAGCCGACGCAGCACGGCACCGTGACCGTCGAGTACATGCAGCGCGAAATCGCTGCTGAGCGGGAGGCGTGTGCGAAAGTGTGTGATGAGACGCTGGCTCAGCACTATATGAAGCAAACAATCCCAGCAAGAGATGAAGCACTGTTTCTTGCGGCGTGTGCTGACTGCGCCGCCGCCATCCGCGCAAGGGGGCAGGCATGACCACCCCACTGATTCGCTCGATCATGAAGGCGGTCATTGGTGCTGGCTTTGACCCGACAGAAGTGCAGTGGTTTGATGTGTCTGATGTCTTTTCCGGCGACCGGGCCGTCAACCTCAAGTATCTGGAAACGCACCGGCCACCGTTTGAGAAGAGTTTGGTTCTGTATGGCGGGCAAAGCAAGACGCATCCATACTACGAAGTCATGATGCTGGTGGCTGGATCTGATCCGCAGGAGGGTATTGTGGTGGACATCACCAAAGGGCCACCCGGCAAACAGGAAACGTTTCCACCCCTGGTCTACGTGATTGATGAAGGGCAGATTCGATATGGCCCAGCAGATGAAAATCACGAGGTGCCGCAGGATGTGGCCGAGCTGATGCTGTCGCTGGTCGCCATGTGGCTGTCTTCCATGGACAAAGGTTGTGCCGTTTACCGGCCCGTGGTCAAACAGACATTCACCAACCAGCGCAAAATCGCCCAGGGCAAGCCGCCGACATACGATTGGACTACGGTCTACATCAAGGCCAAAGAGGCCCGCAATGAGCCGCAGGGCGGTACGCACGCATCGCCCAGGCTGCACGACCGCAGGGGCCATGTCCGGCGCTTGCGTTCTGGCAAGAATGTGTGGGTCAAACCGTGCAAAGTTGGTCGAGCAGATCTTGGTTGCGTGTTTCACGACTACGAGGTGATGGCATGAGCACACAATCCAAATCCCTGCTGCTGGCTGATTGGCTGGATCATATGAGCGCGTCCACGCGATGGATAAAAGAAGCCGCATTTGAGCTTCGCCGCTTACATGCAGAAAACGAAGCCCTGAGGGTCAGCCTAAATAAAGCCAACGATCAAGCCGAACACTTTGAACGCGAATGGTATCTGCGTGGAGATGAGCTTGAGGCTTTGCGGGCTGATGCCGAACGGTATCGGTTCGCCAATGACAGCGAAGAAGATTTCGCCATCTGCTACTGGGACGAGACAATGGGCAACGGTGGCGAATGGATGTGCAATGGCAGCAAAGGCAACGCCATAGATTTACTGGATGCCGCCATCGCCAAAGCGACTGGGGGTGCAGCATGAGCAAAATTGACGTATCCGAAATTCTGAAAAAGAAGCAAATTGCGGTCATGGACTTTGGAACCGTGACAATTGTTCGCCCCACTGGCCGTTACATTGATGCGACTGGATCAGATTTTGTTGAGCCGCGATTCAGCTTTTTGGTTGAAGTAAAAGGGTTAGGGATGTGGTCATCTAAACGCTGGGTTCCGATGAATCAAATCAAAATAATCGAGGAAGTAGCATGAAAATCAGCGCCCGCAGTTTGGCTATTGAATGGACACGCCGTGCCGAAAACAAATACGGTTATTTGTTGGACAGCAAGATGATGCCGCGCAAAGAGGTCATGGAAATGGCATTCTTTGCTGGGTACAAAATGGCAGAGCAAGAATCAAGAAAGAAGTTGAATGAGTTTCGTAAAGCAGCAACTGGTACTGAACGACAAAAAAATTCAGGGGCATAAATTCAAAGAATGCTACAAGTGCAAGACAGAAAAGTTGCCAGAAGGGGGCATTCAAATGACACCTGTCAAATGGATGTGCGCGGGATGTTGGACATTCAGAGCAACGAGGACTAAATGACACAACAGGACAAACTCAAAAAGCTGTTGACCCGCAGGATGGGTTGCACCAGCGTGGATATTGTTCAAACCTTGCCTAGCGTCACCCCGCACAGACGCCTGGCCGACCTAAAAGAAAAGGGTTGGACAATCGTCAAGAAAAAAGACGGCAAACTCACACGTTACTTTGGAAAGGCACCATGATTGACATCAAGCCTCGCAACATTGCCCGCAATCCCATCGCACGGGCATATGCCAAAGAACGGCTCAAGAAGTTGATGCTGGATTGCCAGATCAAGCTGTACCTGGCCGAAGATGGTGAGGATGTCAAAGCACTAATCGTGCCCTTGGCAGATGGCATCTTCAGCATGGCTCGGGCATATGAGCTAATGAGCCAGACACAAAGCGTGGAATACCGCAAGCTACGTTCGGCCATGAACGTCCTGACACAATGCAGTGAGGCGCGATTCAGATGGCGCAAGGATTACGCAGTCACTGTGGACAATGCTTTGCAAATCTGTGTGGAAAAATGGACAACCATTCCGGTGCAGACATTCCATCTCGCCATGAAAGAGGTCATGGGCTAGAATGCCCGCAAGGAGAACGCCATGCGATTCAACGTCAACGAGCAATCCAACGTCTTGAACGACTACATCATGTGCCTGCTGCATGGTGTCACCGCCGCCCATGTCCACCACCTGAACAGCGTCAGCTATGCTGAACACATTGCCTTGGGTGAGTTCTACGAAGGACTGGAAGATTTGACCGACACCCTGGCCGAAGCCTGCCTCCAGCGGAAAAGCCAAAATATTTCCAGTTTGAAGCCCTATTTTCCTGGGGAAAATGGTCTGGCGCTGGTCAACCAACTGTTTGATGAAACCAACCTGATGCGGAAAATGGATGGCTTCCCGCAGGAAACGGAAATCCAAAACATCGTGGATGAAATTGCTGATCTGTGCCGGTCAACGATTTACAAACTGACTCGGTTCAAGTGAGCAAATCATGCCGCTGACCAAACGCAAAGACGGCTGGTATTGGGGAAGCAAAGGGCCATTTGACAGCAAATCAAAAGCCCTCGCAGTAGCCCGCGCCGCCTACGCGCACGGCTACAAAGGTGAGTCAACCCAAGTCAGCCAGGTCAGCAACGAGTCAGCCAATCCTGCCAAAAATATCCAGCGCAAAATTTATCCATTGCCAGATAATTTTGGATAATTTTTCCTTCCAAAAAAAATTGCCATGTTCAGCCCGGTTCGTCCGGGCTTTTTTTGTTTCAAAATTTTTTTTTTAAGAATGCGTAGTGGGGTAACCCATTTTTTCGACCCCTCGAGGGTGTCTGGGGTACCCCTAGGGGTATCGGCGCCCGCAAATGAGTACCGGCGCCCATCGCGCCCGCGGTTTGTAGGTCGGAATCGCTACAAACCCGCCCGCTGCGCCCGCGCCCGCCATGCCCGCGCCATGCGGCCAGCGGCCCCGCGCCCATAACCCGCCCGCGCCCGCCAGCGGCCACAATGCACGCGCCAGCGGCCCGGAAAACCCGCGCCCGCGCCCCTAGTGCGGCCCGCGCCCCTAGTGCATGGCCCGCGCCCCGCTATGCGGCCAAGCCCGCCATGCGGCCAAGCCCGCGCCCGCTAGGGGCCGCGCTATGCGCCCGCCCGCTAGGGGCAGCAAAGCCCCGCCAGCGGGCCGCAAAGCCCCGCGCCGATATCCGGGCGCAACTATCCCCGCCCGCGCCCATAGCATCAAGACACGGGCCGGGGATAACCTAGCGAAGTGAGCGCTTACTAACATAGCAAGCCCAAAAAAACCCGGCGCATGGCCGGGCGGGTTTGGGTTTGCTAGCTAGATTAGCGGCCAAAAATCCGCAAGGGCAAACCGCACAATCGCGCCAGTATCGGCGCATTCAAACAGTGCATACCCGCTAGTATCGGCGGGGCCGCATTGCCAGTAGAAGCGGGGCGCGACATCGGCCAGACAAGCCCCAAACGGGCGGGGATCACTGCCCCGCATGATGTCAACATCAGAAAAAAAACTCATCGCAAGCCCCTTAAAACGGTTTGGGGTTTGCCAGTACGGCCGCAAACCGCTCAAACCCTATGCGGTCAACTATTGCATCAATATCGGCAAGGGCGCATTGTCGGGCCTGAGCTAGGGTTAGCGTGCCAGACGCTACAGGCACGCCCTTATATGATGCGCTAACCCGACAAACCCGCGCCCCGCTGGCAATGTCAGACACTGCCCAGTCGCGCCCCGATTTGTGCAAAGCAAAACGCCATGCATCGCTCATGCGTGTATAGATCAGCGGGTGATATGGTGTCGGCAAGGGATCCATTCCGCGCCGGGAAAGCATAAAAACCGGTTTTTTCATTGCAAGCCCCTATTAGTGCAAAGCATAAGACACGGGCGCATCAGTCCAACACGCCCGACAATCCCCGCATGCCCCGCCATTGTCCGGTGCATTGCATGCCATGCCATGCACGCGCCCGCTAGTGGTATGCACATTCGACACGGTCACGTTTTTAACATCGGCCAAGCTGGCGGGCACTTTAACGGGTTTGTCGGGATACATGGCCGATAACCGCACAATCAAGTTATCGGGCAACGCGCCATGCTTGGCAATGTACTCTCGCACAATGCCATATTCCCGTGTCGGCAGCCAGTGCATGCAATGCGGCGTGGCGCGGGCAACATCGGCAATCAATTCAAGATGGGCAAGCCCTTGCAAGTCCCCGCTATCGTGATGACGGAAATATTTGTCGTTACCGATCAACGACACCATAGCGCTAACCCAAATATGCGCTAATTCCGGGCTTTGCATGGCTTGCCAAACCGCATCCAAGCGGGCATGTTGCGCGGGTTTGATTGTGTTTTGATACATGGCGTAAAACCCTTTGTCCGCATAGCACATGGCGCAAATGGAACCGGGGATTTGGGCCATGCGAAAACCCGTAATGCAAGCTTCCGTGGGCAAGCTTGAGGATTTGCAGGGCATCTTGCTAGTCTGGGTGAGCGTGCCACAAACGGCGCGGGCATCGGCCTTCTTGATGGGGATAATTTTCATTGTTTTGCCCCTTTACATTTTAATAGTTGATTGAATAAAACATAACGTGTAGCCCTTGCCGTCAGCTGACCCGCCATAGGTCATAACGGAGTAATCGGGCGTGTATTGCATTTGGGTTTCAATCAATTTTTTGACGGCTACTGCATGGCGCTCAACGTCACCCAGCGAGTAATCAATGCTCACCAATACTTTGTGGCCATTGCAGCTATATGCTTTGATCTTTGCCGCCCGTGTATTTGTTGCGGCAATGTGCTTTGTGTGAATTGCGATCATGATGTTTTATCCTGTAGTGTGGTTTGGTTTATTGGATCAGTGCACCAAGGCCATGCAAAGCCAGTGCGGCAAGGGCAAGGCCGATGCAAACGGCGGTTACGATGTCAACGATTTTTTCACGCATGGGGGTTGTCCTATAGTGTCCCGGTCAGCGTTGACCGTGCATGCATTACATCATGTTTGCCAACATTCTGTATCTTAGGGTAAACCCTTATGCGCCCTGGTGCGCGCCCTGGTGCGGTCAGCGACACTAGGGGCCATGCCTACACTGCCCCGCCCGCCATGCGCCCATTACGGTTGCAAAGCCCCTAGCATCAAGGGCAGTAGGTTTTGCGGTGGCCATGCGCCCGCCAGCAAACCGCAAGCGGCCAAGCTGCAGTCCGATCAAGCATACAAAACGGCCGCATGGCATGGCGCCCGTATGCGCCAGTTATCTATGGCCCCGCTTTGCCAAGCTTGCGCCCTTGCTGGCCGGGTAACGCAAGCGGCCCACGTTGATCACGTTATCCCGTGGCGAAAGCTTGGCCCATGGGCTTTCCATGCAAGCCCCTTGCAAAGCCTATGCGGGCCATGCCATAGCGTCAAAACGGGACTTGAGGGGCGTGGGGTTTTCCGTCATTACACCGATAACGGCCCGATTGACTATTCCCTGGCGGCCCTGCCCGCCGATATGCCCCGCCCCTAGCGGCCCGCCCCGCCCCGCTGGCCGATACCGGCCCAAACCCAGCACAAACCAAGCCCGCCCGCTATACCCCATGGGGTACATTGCGGGGTTTGGTAATGCGCGAGTATGCATAACGCATAGCCAATGGCGCGATTGCAACCCTGCGCGATGGTAATGTGGCGCGATTGCAACCCTAAGCGCGGGTAATCGGGGCGCGGGGCGCGCCGGGAGAAACTAAAAGTATGCATTTTTGGCCGGGAG